GGTTCGGTTCCGCCTACGACGGGTTCGGTTCCGCCTACGACGGGTTCGGTTCCGCCTACGACGGGTTCGGTTCCGCCTACGACGGGTTCGGTTCCGCCTACGACGGGTTCGGTTCCGCCTACGACGGCTGCGGGTGCGGCTGCGGGTGCGGCTGCGGCTGCGTCTTTGACGGATTTTTGTTCTAATATCTTTAGTGTGAGTGCTGTTGCGGAAGCTACAGCTTCTTTTGTTGGTTCGTTTGTTAGTGCGGTTCCTGTTTCTACTGCCGCTGCTGGTGCTGCTCCAGTTTGACCCCCTCTCATAATCCTTCTTTTATTATTCTTACGACTAACCTTACGACTAACCTTACGACTAACCATCTTTCTTATCGTCTCTTATACATATTCTCAATATTTTATTCTTCCAATATTGAGAATCAATTTCAACCACGTTTTTCAACGCCGTCTCGTAGAACGCGATTTCTTCCTCCCCCTTCACGCCTCCACCCACCCCCTCCTCGGAAAATCCGCTAAATATTCCGCCCAGTCCTTCCACTCCGGGTGTTTCTTCATATGTTCCTTCACCGAAAACGGCGTCCCACACGGCGGCCCCCAATGCGCCAAAAATGACATCCTCCGAATGGACGCACTATCCGCGACTTTTGTGTCATAGGCGCCCACGGGTTTGAAGGGGGCTCCAGCTCCGCTTCCGCTTCCGTAGGAGTGTTTACAAATCGTCCGCGAATTCGCCGCCGTTTTTCCTAAATGATTGTCATAATGGTCCGCGAGAATGCGTTTGACCACCGACGTATCCAGCCTCCCGCGATACTTCTCTGCCAGTTTCTCCAATTGGACGCGGCGGTTCCCGATACTGGATGACACGTCACGGAACCCGTCCCCGGCGTCAATCATCCCCGCACCCGTCGCGCCCGTCGATGCGGCCTTGGATGACAACGCGCCCGAGCATTCTATATTCCTAATTCTCTCGTCATAGGTTGAATTGAACCCCGCGAAGAACCCGTCGCGCGTCGTTTCTACATTTACGTAATTCAGCCCGAGTTCAACCCGCATAATGCGTGGCCCGCGACCACCACTCGCGCGCGCGTCCCCGAACATCCACGAACACGCATAATCCCCCGAATTCCGTTTCTGTAATCTCTCGGCATATTCTTCTAAAGTTCGCCCGTATTGCATACATTCGCGAATACGGCAGCAAATAGGGTCGCGCAGTCGGAAGGCATTGAATCCGCGGATGGTCGTCTCGCTCCCCACGATTCCCGCGCTCGTCACGAAGAAGTCGGTCATACTCCATACACCCCCAGGTGTAGTCTGCATCACCATCGCACACCCATCCCCCGCCTCCGGCTCAATGCGTAAAATCACATTACAAAACTGGGCGTCCAGGAAATTGCTAAAGGAGGAGTGCCCGCATACAATCCCGCCGTCTTTCGTCCACCCCGGCCCCACGGCCATAATCAGCGAACACCGGTCCTTGAATTCGTCCAAGCGCGCGGCGCGGGCGGAGAGGGCGGCGGGGTTGGCGGCGATGGCGAGTTCGTCGCGGATGACGTCCGCATACTTCCCGCGGTATTTCGGTGTGTCGATATAACGCAACAAGTGTGCGTAGAAGTAGGGGAGCGACATATAGACATTCACGAGGATTACCTGACGCACATCGAGACCAGCCCCCGCCGCAATCCCTTCCATCTCTCGGAATATCTTCGGGAAGCGGCGCTTGATGATGCCTCGATAAAAGTCGTCGCATAGACCGTAGAAGAACTCGATATCACGGCCGTATCCTTGCCGAAAGAGGAAATCATACGTGGAGAACATCCGCGTGAATATTGTGGGGTCGGCGGCGAGGATTTGCTTTCCGTGGGAAATGCCGCGTTCATAGGGGGCGCCGCGGACACTCACACGAATCCAGCCGTCGTCGTCGTCGTCGGATTTCTTTTCGTCTACTCGTCGTCTCGTATGCGTCGTCGTTCGCGCCCTTTTTTTACGAGTATGATTCATTTTGTATTTTCAGCCTGTATACCTTCATTATACTATACGCATAAATAGATATAAAGATTTCTACGTCAGAATGTATAACGATTATGAGTAATTCAAACGCACACACACACGCCGCCGGGGGAGGAGGCGCCGCCGCCGTCGCTTCAGATGCCTACGGCTCCGGATCCGCCTCCGCTTCCGACAATGTTCTCGTCATTAAAACCGTCCAAATCGCCCCTGTGCGAACGTTGATGTGCGCGCTAAAGGAAATCCTCATCGAGACGAATATCACGTTCCAGAAAGACGGGATTCGCATCATCAATATGGATAAGTCGCACACGATGTTGGCGCATATGTTCCTGGAAGCCGTGAACTTTGAACTCTATGAATGCGCCTTGGATAAAATCATCATCGGCGTGAATATGTTCCACTTGTTTAAACTCATTAATTCGATTGACAATGACGACACCCTTACCATCTATATTGAGAAGAAGGACTATAATGATGGCGTGGTTTCGTATCTGGGTCTGAAGTTCGAGAATGGCGATATCAAGCAGTGTAAGACGCAGAAGTTGCGACTTATCGAGCCAGACCCCGAGGACTTGGTGGAGCCGCAAGTCGCGTTTTCTAGCGTCATTAACCTCCCATCGTGCGATTTCCAGAAGATTATCCGCGACCTCTCGTGTATTTCGGAGAAACTGGAGATTAAATCGGTGGGGAATGAGCTGATATTCAGGTGCTCGGGACAGTTCGCGACGGCGGAGGTCAGGCGAGTGGAGTCCGACGGAAGTATGGAGTTTCTTCATAAGAAGGATTCGGGGAAGATTATTCAGGGGGAGTTCTCGCTAAAGAACTTGGGGTATTTTATTAAGTGTACCAACTTGTGTAATCAGATCGAGATGTATTTGGATAATGATATGCCGCTGGTGGTAAAATACTATGTCGCGTCGCTGGGGACGATTAAATTGTGCTTGTCGCCACTGCCTTCGGCTTAACCCCCGCTCCCCCTCTCCATCGCTCCCGCTCCCCCTCTCCATCGCTCCGCCCGCTGCGCGGCTCTGCGATTCCGTTCCTCCGCTGCTTCGCCGCTCCAAACGGCATCATAATCATAATAATAATAAAAATAATAAGGCTGTCAATTAGCATTATTATTTGTAATTACACTTACGCCACCACCACCCCGACTCGAGCGGCGAAGCAGCGGAGGAACGGAATCGCAGAGCCGCGCAGCGGGCGGAGCGATGGAGAGGGGGAGCGAGCGGAGGAGTGAATCGCAGAGCCGCGTAGCGGGCGGAGCGATGGAGAGGGGGAGCGGGCGGAGCGATGGAGAGGGGGAGCGGGCGGAGCGACCGCTAATATTCAGGCGTATGCTTCTTAAACAAACACCCGTGTGCCGTAATTCCCTCCAATTCGCGGATGATGCCCGCATTTTGGAAATTACAATTCGCCATCCAGATTTTTATAATACAGAAATTCTTCTTCGGTGAAATGGTGATTCCATTGACGATTGGAATCACGTTCATATTGGTAGAAATCGTCTCTCCAACCGTCACATAGGACAATTGTTTCCACGCACTATTTACCTCTTTATTTGCGACCTTATATGAGAAGCAGCCACCGTTTCGGTTTTGCGCGTCTTCCCACATCGGGACGATACCCGACCGCATCAGAAACAACATACAGTTCATAACGAGTTTGGGTGGCAGGACTTCGAATATAGCGATGGCTTGTTCTGCGGTATCAAACTCGTAGATTTTCTTATAACTTGACGCGGCCCAATTCGTATCATGGGGGAGATGCGCCCATAGAGTCCAGCGATGCGACAATTTGTGAAATGGCGCCGCCGCCGCCGCGGCTTCGGGAGCCATAGTAGACTCGGCGATTGTTGTTGTTGTCATTGTAGTAGTATAAGGTCGAACGAATAATGAGGAACGAAGAATTTCCGTAAATGATGTGGATGGGATAATACACACCGTATATTATACTATCAATTTTTTTTTATACTCTTTATTCACTGCGTTGGCGTTTCGCCTTCAATGATTTCAAATTCAGGGTCGTCTACTTTCGCGTGCTCCGTTTCCGCTTCCTCGTCCGTTTCCGCTTCCTCGTCCGTTTCCGTTTCCTCGGCGTCTGATTCCGACGACTCCGACGACTCGTCCGTGAGTTCGCTCGCTGTGTCCGAGTAATAACTGGAAAGTGTGGTGTCAATATCAAACACTTGATGTTCGCCTGATACCAACACAGGACACCTTAAAACCGAGTCTACCTTCACAAGATACCGACTTCCAATAAGAACGGAATGGCTATCATTTAACTGAAATACCACATTGGGAACAGCCGCATTCATACATTCACTATAACACATCGTGATCTTGTAATTGGAAAACGGCATTCCGATATAATTGGCAACATCCTTTCGCCCGCACTCATTGTATAATTTCCACTGTAGAAATGACTTGTCGAGAATCTCATTCTTCTCCAAGAAAAAATGATGTGGCGTTTTCAAGTTGATTGTAAATGTCTCTGGTGCGACGTCTGCGTCTCCGTCTGCGTCTGCTGCTACAGACGGACAAACAGTAATCTCTGCCTTATCGGCAATTTGATATGATTTCGCGAATTTGCGATAATTGTCGGTAATTAACGTATGTGTCCGCGCCGAAAAATCGCCACGATGAATACGTGTATAGGGCTCATCATCTACCTTGTGTAAAATGAAGTCATAAATATCATTGTGTGTTTCGGTGAGCTCGGGTTCATCGCCGTTGTATTGCCGTTTGTATAACGCACATTGCTTGTCAATCCATTTACATACATTATATTTGGCGCGGTCAATCTTGTATACGGAGTTCACATCGGTGTGATAAAAGAAATACATAGACGACGCGGTATAAATCTCGCGTCCATTTTTGACTACCGTGTAAGTGCTAAAGGTGTATTGTCCGAATACGCGCAATGCGCTATATACGATATCGGACAAAAATTCCTTTACCTCGCTGACAATATCAAATATACCCGACTGGATGAAACCCCATAACGCCATTACCGCTTTATAATTCCCAGTGGCGATTATACTATATAACAACGGAAAAAGTATATACATCGAGAAATGCGCAAAGTAAAATTGTGCGTCGGTCATTGGTGCGAGAATATAGTCGTTTATCGTAGGCGTCGGCGACGGCGACGGCGAGGGCGAGGGCGACGCGGGTTGTAAATATGATATATACGTCTCGTCTGCTTCCGGAAAACAGAACATAATGCGCGGGATTTCGATGTATATATCATATATCGAAATTCTTTTATGTTGTTATTATGCGCGAGGTGGAATAGCGGGTTGCTGCTGCTGCTGCTGCTGGGCGGGTTGCTGCTGCTGCTGGGCGGGTTGCTGCTGCTGCTGCTGCTTTTGAACGCGCACATTTGTCTTCCCTGGGTTGATTCCGAATACATAAAACAATACACTGCTGATGTATGTGAGTAAAATAATAGGAATAATCACGATAAACCAGACCAGTTTTGTATATCCGTTGAGACACAAAATATTCAATATGGCGGTGAATATAAACATAATAATGAATTTCAATAGGGAGGTTTCATATTCGCCTTGAAATAAATCAATAATGATTTGGACCATTGAAAAGGCTAAATAAAGAAGTGCGGGTGAACATATTTTTTCGAGCATATGGAATGAATGGAATAATGAATGGAATGAATGTATATATTACTCCCAGAATATATATTATTTCTTGCTCTTGTTGAAAACGGCTACACCATTTTTGAATACACCGACTTCGTCGCCGACGTCTTCGTCAACACACGCATAGATAATACCGTTTACCGCGTCGGTAGTGAAGTAGGTCTTTCCTTTGATTTTCACTTCTGACACTTCGATCTCGGCTTCCTCGGCTTCTTCCTCCGCCTCCTCGGCTTCTTCCTCGGCTTCCTCCGCTTCTTCCGCCTCGGCTTCATCGTCTTCGTCTTCCTCCGCTTCTTCCTCGGCTTCGTCTTCCTCGGCTTCGGCTTCCGCCTCCGCTTCTTCCGCCTCGGCTTCCTCGGCTTCCTCGGCTTCCTCCGCTTCCTCCGCTTCTTCCTCCGCTTCCTCGGCTTCCTCGGCTTCCTCGGCTTCCTCGGCTTCCTCGGCTTCCTCGGCTTCCTCCTCCGCTTCCTCGGCTTCGGCTTCCTCGGCTTCCTCCGCTTCCTCCGCTTCCTCGGATTCCTCGGCTTCCTCGGCTTCCTCTGCTTCCTCTGCTTCCTCATCGGCTTCCTCCTCGGCTTCCTCGTCGACAGGAACTGAAATGGCAGCGACGACAGCGGCAGCAGTTATGATTACATTCTTGTGTGTGGAAGAAACAACACACGCATCCACGGCACATTCGTCTTCGTCTTCGTCTTCCTCTGATTCATTCTCGTCATCTTCTTCGCGGATTTCAAGTTTCACTGATTCTTCATCTGTAATGTCAGCATTTCTCCGTGAGACCGATTTCATATCGACCTTCGATTCAAGTGCGTGAATATACCGGTTTAAGTCGACAATCGCGCCCTGTAATTGCGATATTTCATCTTCACGCGAAGATGTAACTGTATCGCGCTGTGTGGTGGCGCACGTTCCATCCTCTAATTCCGAGATGCGTTCTTGTAGTTTGCGAACACACGGCAACCCCATTATCGTGTCGTGTGTCTCCTTATAAATATTGTATTCTCCGATAACACCGGACAGTATATTTGTAATATGTTTTGTCATCACTTGGGATACATCCTCAATCATCGGGCGGATATCAATCGTCATTTGGGACGATGACGACGACGATGACGACGACGACGACGACGGTGATGATGAAGTTCCAGACATTATGTGTAGAATGTGCTGTATTCTTTATATTGTAATGTATTTATTTCAATTTTCACAGGGTTCAAATTCTAATTTTCACAGGGTTCAAATTCTAATTTTCACAGGGTTCAAATTCTAATTTTCACAGGGTTCAAAATCTAATTTTCACAGGGTTCAACGAAAGGAATAATACCTTTCTCGAAAGGAATAATACCTTTCTCGAAAGGAATAATACCTTTCTCGAAAGGTATATAAAGTTGCGCTCTTGTATTACTGTATTGAGAATGTCCACGTCCGCGCCTACCGTATCCGTATCCGCACCCGCTCCCTCTCCCGCGGTATTAGATACGATGGTAAAGATTATTATGTCACAAACCGATATGTCCCACGAACGTGTCGTCACGGAATTAGAGCGCACCAATTATGACCTGAAACGTGTAATTCGCGACTATATGCGCGGCGGTAGCGATAATACGGTGTCAGTCAATGTGAATCACAGCCACAACGAGTCGGCGTCGGCGGCGACGGCGACGTCCACGAATCAACTTCGCTTTTCAGAAATCCGGAATTTTATGGATAAATCGTCGGAAATGTATTATCGGCGTAAGGAAATGGAGAGGATATATAACGAGGTGCTTGAGAAAAAGGCAGCGGCAGCGGCATCGTCGGCAGGCGCAGGCGCACAGGCACAGGCACCGGCACCGGATTCTAAATTATAACCGATGAACCACGCATTCTAAATTCTGAATACCCGTCAAGTATTGTTTCGGGAGTATTTTCACACCCGCAAATTTACTCCCAGGAGAGTTCATTTTGGAAAACAGTACATCGGTTTTGTATATCTTGATAGGCGGGTTCAAATTTTGTTGAACGACATAGGTTTCATTCTTCTCTGGACTAGTCTTCCAGATAAACGCAACGTGTCCGTAGATGTAATCCGGTTTTCTATATTTCCAGAATAAAATGCTCCCGGGGCGCAAATAATAGGACGCCTGGCGCGAATAGGGATACGCGTATGTTTCTAATTCCACGGGCGTGACCGGGGGTTTTATCGTTGTAAATGCTGTGATACGTTTGAAGAAGTCGGACGCATCTACAACATCCGGGAATGTGATGCCTTTATGGATAGAAAAGAATCGGCGTATCAGTTCAACGCATTGGAATTTCACGCCATATTTCGTGGGATAGGTCGCGGTTTTGGTTTTTTTAACATAGAGGACGATTTTATTCGCCTCCTCATTCTTCCCTGATTCGGTTTTGTTTGACATTCTAGTATAGTATACGTATAAAATAATATACGTATAGTATTCCATTCCATTCCATTCCATTCCATTCCATTCCATTCCATTCCATTCCATTCCATTCGGCTCCGCTCACTCCGCTCCTTGTACCACCATCGTCTTATACCTCTTTTTCATTTTCAGGCTATTGGTCGGAATAACCTTGCTATTCACCAAAAAGTCATTATTATCCTCGTATAATTCCGGCAGGATATGCGTCAGGGGTTTATTCACGATATGAATCATCTGCGGTCCTTTCAGTAATGCGCGATATTCTTGAATCGTCAAATTTCCGTAATATTTATCCAGTAAATAGTTCGGGTTTGGCGCGGGTTTGAACCCTTTCCCGCTAGGTGTTCCGTATAATAAATGAAGCAGGTGTAACCGTTCGAATTTGCTCGATGTATCAAGCGGTTCTTTTAATAAGGCAGCAACCGCGCATTCCGGCGAACAATAACATCCGTTCACTTGGAAAACTCCGTTTACAATCATAATGGGTATATAATAAATCGGTCCGTCAAATTCACACGTATCCCAGAAACACGCGGATTTGTCGTTGATTTTCGTTTGGATAGTCTCGCCATTATGAAACGAATACTTCAAACGACTTATCTTCTTCATAATTTCCTTCTGGGCTCGCTCGTTGAGAACCTGGATTGCGGAATCGTTTACGGCAACTCTTTTCATAGCAGTGTTTGTGGCAGACGACGACGCCTTGGATTTTACGCGCCCGATGTCGCCAGTGCCAGTGCCAGTGCCAGTGCCAGTGCCAGTGGCGCATGAGTCTACTGTCACTGCGATGTCTACAGTGGCACCGGTAGTGCTTCCGTCTACTGTGCCGTCAGCATCTGTGTAGATATTAATATTGTCATTTACGTCGTGGTCGTCGTCGTCGTCGTCGTCAGAGTCATTTAGATTCTTTGGTTGACATATATCACTCGATTGAAGATAATTTGACGTTGTAAGTGTATACGATTCTACCTCACCAATTGCCGGAGTATATTCATAGTTAGAGATGGATTCGTTTGTTTTCAGGTCTGACAAATGACACTTCAAATGTAAAATAATATTAGGGACTTCAGTTGTGTCATATAACCCAGAGTTTGAATTCATTATAAATCCCGCCTTCGGTTTGCGACCACGTTTTTTATTGATTTGCCCCTTATGGATTTGGTTCGGCGATACAAGGTCTGTAGCCGGGGTAGAACCTTGAGACGATGATGTAACGGGATAGTGATTATGCTTTACAATATAATTGTGGTCGGTTTGCTTTATAATAACCATATCTGGAAACGTGGGTTCGTATGTCTCTTCAACTTCCTCCTCCTCCTCGGGCTCCTCCTCCTCCTCGGGCTCCTCCTCTGGCTCCTCCGCGGGTGTGGGCTCGGGTTCGGGCTCGGGCGCGGGCGCGGGCTCGGGCGCGGGCGCGGGCGCGGGCGCGGGTTGTTTTTTACGGTCTCGGGGCTTTTTAGTAGGCAATGGCTTTGTAGTATCGGTGGGCGCGGACGGAAAAGAAAAGGTAGGCATAGCGAACAGCGAGTATATCGTTTATTCTATTTTTATGTTTATACCCTTTCAGGGTGGCGTTATAATGGTAAAAGGACTTAAAGAACCTCGCATAGTATTATATTACGCGTGTGTGCCGCCACCGCCGCCCCTCTTCCTCGTCTCCCCCTGATAACAATGACGGCACAATGGGATATAATTTGACGAACCGATGATGACCTGGTCTGTTTCATTTGTGATACGAAAACTGAACACGCCTGGAGTTCCGTCACGACACAAACTACAAAGGGATTTCAGTTTGGTAATATGGTCGCTAAACGGCACGAGTTGTAGCAAATTCCCGATGGGTTTCCGGTTGAAATCACCGTCCAACCCGCAAATATAAACGCGCTTGTTTGAATGCTCTACGAGGTGTTTGACCTGTTCCTCGATATCCGGGAAGAACTGGCCTTCGTTGATGAGAATTGTTTCTGCGCTGTGAATTGACTCTAAATTATTCTGAATTGCGTCTTCGATTGTCGTGGCGAGAATACACGGAATCATCTGTTTGTCATGGGTTGAAAGCATCGGTTCGGTCGTATAACGGTCGTCGGCGGTGTAGTTGATGACCGCGACGGGAATATTACAGAAGACGCACTTCTTGTATACATCCAACAAGTAGGACGTTTTTCCCGAAAACATAGAACCGAGAATCAGTTCAAGATAACCGTGAGTAGTGGTAGTCATTGGGCTTCTATTATTATGTTGATACTTGTTTATCTTCATAATTACGCAAAAAATCGCATTCAATTCTTTCGGGATTGGGATTCTATTCCGCGACACTTTCGTTCGCGCATTCCATTCCGCGACACTACCGTTCGCGCATTCCATTCCATTTCATTTCATTCCATTCCGCGACACTACCGTTCGCGCATTCCATTCCATTTCATTTCATTCCATTCCATATTGACATAAATATAATTCATTCTAGGTATATATCCGACGATTGTATTATTTATCATACTACACTACACTGACAATAATGACGACTACAAATGACGCAATGCCGTGGGTAGAAAAGTATCGGCCATCTTGCTTTGATGAAATCGTGCTGGACCCGATGAACCGCACGATTCTATCCAATATATTAGAAACGAACTATTTCCCAAACCTGCTCTTTTATGGACCCCCCGGCACCGGGAAAACCACCACCATTATGAACCTCGTCAACGCCTACCAGTCCAAACTGAATATGCGAAACCGCGGACTTATGATTCATTTGAACGCATCGGATGAGCGCGGAATAGACATTATCCGGAATCAAATCAACAGTTTTGTAAGCACGAAATCAATGTTCGGCAACGGGATAAAGTTCGTTATTCTGGATGAAGTGGACTATATGACAACCAACGCACAAATTGCGTTGCGGTATCTTCTCACGAGTTATACCGATAATAACGTCCGGTTCTGCTTGATATGTAATTATGTATCGCGCATCGACGAGTCGCTTCAAACCGAATTTGTGCGTATGCGTTTCAATCAATTGCCTGAATCGGATATATTGGCATTCCTGCGTAAAATCCGCGACAATGAGGGCCTCAACTTATCGGACACGAATTTGGTGGCGATTCAGCGCCAGTTTCACTCGGATATTCGGAGTATGATTAATTATATCCAGACGAATCAGGATAATCTTCAAGAGCTACACGTGATTACAAATGCGGTGTGGGACAAAATGGTGGATTTGTTCCGCGACCCGGCGTGCGATATTCCAGCGATTACATTATACTTTCGAGAGATTGGCGCAATGTATTATATCGACCCGCGCACCATTATTAAACAGTTCCTCTATTATATTGTGCGTTATCGTTCATCGGAGATGGTTTCGGCGGAATTATTGAATAGTATAGAGCATATTATTCACCTCAACCACATACGTAATGAGTATATTATCCATTATTTTATATTGAAATTTCGCGCGTATTGGACCGGTCCCGGCGTTCCCGCAGCCCCCGCCGCGCCGAAAAAACGGATAATCAAAATCAAGAAACAGCAAAGTATTTGATACTCGTATTATCACGTATAAATTGAAATGAATTGTCTCTATTTATGCCAATCCTATAGAACGCAAATGTCGAAAATAAATGCTGCTGCTGCTGCGCCCGAACCAGAAATAGACGCCGAATGGATGAAATTTATGTCTCGTATAACGAGGCATCAAAACTGTGATACTGTGGATGCGGAAAATGATAGTGGCGACGGTGACGACAGTGATGACGCGGATACACATAATAACGCGGCGATGATGACGCCGCGTACACATAAAAATGTGACTGTTTCCGATAACCCCGGTGTAAAACATCGAAAATCGTGTATTTCAAAAAAGACACAACGAAGAACGTATACATTTATAGACGATGACGACGCCATCGCTGCTGCCACCACCGCTCCCGACGCCACTACCGACGCCACTACCGCCGCTCCCGACGCCGCTGATGATATACGGTCACGTTTCACACCGATTTATATTTCCACCAAGACGAAGATTGCGTATTTGTCCCGACCCGTGAACATCTATGACATATTCTGGAAAATACCCGTCCATCATTATTATACAAGACGCGAATGCGTTATCAAAAAACAAATCAAATTCCAGACCACCGACCCCGCCGCGGTTGCGAACATCAAGGAGAAACTCGAACAACAACCCCGTTATTATGAAGAATTCGTAATAGAACATATCGATAACCCAACGGGGCGTATTCCGTATAAAGACCAGCGGAAGGTGAGTATCGGGCAATGTAAGAAAGACCTCAACGGCGGAAATCATAAGAAAAAGCGCGCATTCTTCAACTGTTTCGTCCTTATCCTGCGTATCAATGCGGGAATCGCGCCGCCGGAAGAACGCGCACCCGAAGACGACATTTTATACAAGGAAATGCACGTCAAGGTGTTTAATACCGGGAAACTTGAGATTCCGGGGATTCAGGAAGACCGGACACTCGTTCAGGTATTACAGCTTCTCGTCGCGGTATTGCGGCCATTGTTAGGCGACGACCTGGATTACTTGAGAAACCGATGCGAAACCGCGCTCATCAACTCCAACTTCAATTGCGGATATTATATCGACCGCGACAAGTTATTCAACCTTCTCAAATACAAATACCGGATGAATTGTAATTACGATTCGTGCTCGTATCCAGGCATCCAGAGCAAGTTTTACTATATACCTGGCAAGAGCCACGGTGAACAAAACGGGCAACAGCCAGTCTCGATGGATATGCCATATTACGAGGTTTCGTTTATGATATTCAGAACCGGCAGCATTTTGATTGTAGGGAAATGTAATGAAGAAATACTCAACGTGATTTATCGGTATATTTGCTTGATATTAGAGAACGAATATTCCGTTATACAAATGGGACTGATTCCTTCGGCCGCGGAAGATGGCACGGGCGGAGTTCGGAATAGTCGGAAAAAGAAGATGGTTATAACAGATATTAGGATGTACAATGAAGAAATGAATGAATGAATGATTTAGGCGTTTGTGTTCGTTCGTAAAGAATATAAAGATTTAAAAATTGAGTAGTCTATATAAGATACTTTTTTGATATTATGTCATCCGCTCAAAATGGAGGTGGTTCCACTGCCGTGGTCGCAAATGCGACTGTAAGCGAAGGACAACCACAGCAACAGATTAGTCGCATTCCAACCTACGCGTGCTTTCAGCACGCCACCAAGGTGGCTATTTTAGAGGACAAACCCATTGTTTTGGATTATTGGACCAGTTCATTGGATAAATCGTGCCTCATCGGCGTTCGGTCCAACAATGAGAAGCTTCTTGTCAAGAGTGAGGATGAATATACCAGTCCTATCGCGAAGATTTTCAAGGTGGATACCGAGTACATCATTGTGACCGCGAACTCGGTCTATATTGTTGCGGCGGATATTAGCACAAGGAGGATTAATTAATGCGTGGGTGGGGTTGCGCCCCCAAACGACGCGGTGCTATGAGCGGAGTGATGAGCGGAGTGATGAGCGGCGCGATGTAATTCTTATAATCGGTTCAATATTATAAGAATACCGGAACTATATAAAGGCAGCGGAATCGCTACTTAAAGAGAATCAGGTCCCCCCCTCGAAACGAACTTAAAGAGAATCAGGTCCCCCTCGAAAAGAACTTAAAGAGA